CTGCATGCGTGTAGATTTGCTTATGAATACTTGTTTCCCCAAGATATTCAAATATCTATTCTATGGTATTCATAAAGAGCGAATAGTGAAAATGGTAAATATCACAAGGGAGAAAGCCACCTCTCTACCGTATTGCTAGACAGTGGTGCTACGCATGGATAGGATCTAGCGAGCAATGTGATTAGTCTATTTTCTTTATGATACCTATAAATGTGGAATTAGTTTAACGGTAGAACATCTGCCTTCCAAGCAGTTAGTACGAGTTCGATTCTCGTATTCCACTCCAAATGCCTGAATAGCTCAATTGGTAGAGCAACTGATTTGTAATCAGTAGGTTCTGGGTTCAAGTCCTAGTTTAGGCACCATATACGTTGATAGTTTAAAGGTAGAACAATGGTCTCCAAAACCATTAGTCTAGGTTCGAGTCCTAGTCGGCGCGCCACGGCACTATACCCAAACAGTTAAGGGGATAGTCTGCAAAACTATTATTCTAGGTGCAACCCCTAGTAGTGCCTCCATTATTTTTAGCACTCACTTACGTGTAAGAGTGAAAAACCACGAAGAGTGGTTTTTTATTGCAATTTATTAGTTTTTATGTTATCATTAAATTAAGGGTAAATATCTTAGAAAGTGGGTTAGTTGTGAATGCCGAATGATATCATGATATTCTCTACTTACAATGATTTTTTTAATAGACGTGCGATAATTAAAAGAGAATTTGGAAAATTGAATAATAATGATAAAAGGATTTATAGAATGTATTTGTATGCTCAAAGAGAGTTTACTACAAATAAGTTGGACTTGATTTGGGAGTTTTTAAATGAACCTGACAATAGTGTTTATTGTCCTACTGAGAAACAATTGAAACAATACTTTGTAGAATCACTAGAACATGAAATAGTGTATGATCCTGATTATGTTTTCGAGGGTGAAGGTAATGAATATTGAAGAAGAGATTTTAAAGAGGATACACGATACAGAATCGTTGTTGTCTCAAATTAAAGATACGACAACAATGGCATATTTAATGGCTTGTTATTCTTTAAAATGTGATTATGAATCAGTAAATGATAATGATAATGCGTGTAAGTATGCTGATATAGTAATTGATTGTTTACAACATAATAAAATTAATTATCCTGATAATAGAGAGACAAGAGAGAAGATAAATAATGTTTGGGTTACAAGTTATGATACAAAAGCGAGAAACGGCGATTTTGAGGCATTTTGTATAGCATTAGAATGGAATAGACCAATTCATAAACAATTTTATCTACCAAGAGCAAGATTACTTAAAAAACATGGGGTTATACAAGGTATTCAAGATTTAATTGACGATAAATTAGACTTATTAGTATTAAACTTGCCACCAAGAATTGGTAAGACAACTGTTGGGTTGTTTTTACAAATATTATTAGGTGGAATGTGTCCTGATGAGAGTATTTTAGGTGCGGGGCATAGTGTTGGATTAATTCAATCGTTTTATAATGAGATAATAAATATTGTTAATGGTGAAGAATATAGATATCATGAAATATTTCCAAATAATCATATTGCTAATAAGAGTGCGGAGTATTTATATTTGGATTTAAATAAAGAAAAACGTTTTCATACATATAATTATGTATCAATAGAAGCTGGTGGTACTGGTAAAGTACAAGCAGAAAGATTATTGTATTGTGATGACTTGGTTAAAGATGTAGAACAAGCTAATAATCCAGAAAGACTTGAAAAGTTATATTATAACTATACAGGTACTATTAAAGACCGTAAAATACAACGATTATGTAAAGATGGTGAATATAGACCTTGCCCTGAATTACATATAAATACACCTTGGTCATTACATGATGTTACGAGTAGAGTTGTTGAAAATGCAAAACAAGATGATATGTCTAGAGTTAGAATAGTATCGATACCTTGTTATGATGATGATGGGGAAAGTAATTTCATGTATGATTATGGTAAAGGTTTTAATACGAAATATTATAAAGACATGGAACTTGCGGAAGATCCAGTTATTTTTAGTGCTAAATATTTAATGCAACCTATCGAACGAGATGGTTTGGTGTTCAATAGAGAAAATCTTAGTTTTTATAATGAATTACCTAGTGAAGAACCTGATAGAATAGTTGCATATGCTGATGTATCGCATGGTGGTGAAGACTACTTTAGTTTACCTATAGGGTATGTGTATGGCAATGAAGTTTATATTGAAAAAGTATTGTTTAAGAATAAGTTTGGTGGAGACGATTATATAAGACCTTATGTTAGAGATATTTTAGTAAAGAATAATGTAAGTAGATGTTGTGTTGAAAAGAATATTGGTGGTGATTTCTTTGCTACTCTTATGGAACAAGATTTAAAAGCAAATAATTATCGTTGTAATATAACAACACATAATGCGCCAACGAATAAAAGAAAATTAGATAGAATATTAGCATGCCAAAACGAAATCAAAGGTATTGCTAGTGAAAACGATACATTTAAGTTGTATTTTAAAAATCCTGAATTAATAAAAGGTGATAAAGATTACATGAACGCAATGCAGAATCTATATTCATGGAATCAAAACCCAAATATGCAAACAAGACAACATGATGACTTTCCTGATAGTTTAGCGGGAATGATAACAAATGTATTAGGTGGAAAAACAAGTGGTAAAGCAAGGATTAATGTATCCGCTACTCAGTTAGGTATTTAACAAGAGAGAGTGTATACTTTCTCTTTTTTAGTGTCAAAAGTTGTCTTTTTGACATATTGACATAGTAAGTGGTATAATTATTGTATGTAAATGGGTAATTTTTTACGTTGGAGAGTAGGTGGTAGTCTGAATCAAGGTGTTAATGCTCTAGAGAATTTGCATTACGGAAGACAACGAATCATTTTAGATTACCCAGAAGTGACGGAAGATAATTTATTTGAAGTTATGCAAAAAGCTCTAGGAATACATGCGGGCAATCGAAACGATTGCGATTATTTAATTAACTATTTTCTAGGTCAACAAGATATTTTAAATCGAAATCCTAGTGGAGTTACAAATGTTAATAATAAAACCGTTGTTAATTTCGCATACCCAATAACACGAGAGATAGTAGGATACACTTATGGTAACCCTACTGAATTTATTCCAAAGGATATGGATTATCAGGAAGACATATCAAAACTTTCTGATATTTATAATTATGAAGATAGTCATTCTGTAGATACGTGTAGTGCTACATATGCAAGTATTTGTGGTTTAGGTTATATGATAACATTACCAAATAAGAATATATCTAAAGACATGACACCTGAGATACCTATTATACATTCGTATCTTGATCCAAGAAATACGTTTGTAGTTCAGTCTACTGATATAGGTAATCCAACAATACTAAGTTGTAATTATGTTATAAATCGTGTTACAGGTAAAAAGGATTATACATGTTATACTGATAAGTTTAAGTTTGAGTTTACTAATATGGATCCGAAGACATTGGTTACTAGTATAAACCCTATTGGTTTAAATCCTATAACAATGATTCCTAACTCATTATTTTTAACAGGAGATTGGGAACAAGCTATTTCAGTCATGAACGCACAGAACGCAGTAACTAGTGATAGTCTTAATGATATCGAGGGTACAATAAAGAGTTTACTTGTAATATTAGGTGCTGAGTTTGAAGATGAAGATACTGATTTAGGTAAAATAAAGAAAAATAGAGTTATGACACTAACTAAAGGAAATGGTGAAACAGGTTCGTTAGACGCCAAGTTTATTGCACCAAAACTTGATAGTGTTAGTGTGGAAAACATTAGAGAATATTTAGAAGAAGCAAGAAACATCATAACTGGTATTCCAGATAGAAGTGCAAACTCTAGTGGTGGAGATACTGGTATGGCAGTTCTTAATAGAGATGGTTGGACTGATATTGAAATCGTTGCTAGACTTAAAGAGATGTTCTATAAAAAAGCCAAAAAAGAACAATTATCTGTTGGTATAGAAATTCTTAAAAAGTTAGGTTTAATACGAGATGATTTATCAGTATTAAATATTGAAATTTCAGTAGGTAGACATACAACTGATAATATTCAAACAAAAACTCAAGCGTTCTCAACATTGGTTAAGACAGGAGAAATTGCTACAATAGACGCATTAGAATTATCATGTTTAACTAATAAAGCAAGAGAAGTAGTAGAACGTGGAGAGAAATTTAGACAAGAAAGACAACAAGAATCAGAAGATAGAATGATTAGACAACAAGAGATACAACAAGAAAACAATGAAAATAAGGATATTGCTAACGAAAGTTAGTTAATATAAAATTGACCTACCTATCGGTCGTTTAAATAATTTAGGGTTCTATTCGACAGAGAAGTCGTTTAATCACTAGAAGGAGGAAATGAGATGAACGAATTACAAGCCCTAATGGGTGACTCTTACAAAGAAGGTATGACGTTAGAAGATGTTAGTAAATTCTTTGAAGGAAAGAAATTTGCGGATTTATCTACAGGAAATTATGTTGATAAATCTAAATATGACAATCAGGTAAATAGTTTAACAACAAAACTTAATGAAAAAGAACAAGAGTTAAATGCTAAACTAACTGATGAAGAAAAAAATGCGAAAGCGAGTCAAGCACAAGCTAAAGAGATCGAAGAACTTAGAAAAGCATTAAGAGAAAACACTGTTAATGGTAATAAAAATGTAGTACAAAGCATTTTACAAGGTTCTAGAGATATTTTAGGTATAAAAGCTGAAGATACAGATTTTACTGCTTTTGTTGATAACTTTACAACAGAAGATAGTGATAAAACAAGAAATATTGCTAATTATGTTTCACAACTTATAAATAAGAGTTATGAAAAAGGAAAACAAGACGCTACCAAAGACGCTATGGGAAATTTTGGTAAACAAAAAGACCAAAGTTCAAGTGGTGATAAGGAAGTTGAAAACTTAGGCAAGAAATTAGCAAGTGCTAAGAATAGCACAAAAAGTAACTACGATTATTTTAAATAGAAGGGAGAATATTCAATATGGATATGAGTTTTAAGAAAACAAGTTATGGAAACAGAACATTTATTCTTATTGGTCAAGATAGTTATTACATAGCTTTACCAGTAAAATTAAGTGGATCTGGAAATGCTACTCTAAAAGCTGGTCAACCATTAGTTGGTGATTTAGATTCTAGATTAAGCACTGAATTTACTGCTGGAACATCAAGTGCAGTAGGTATATTATTACATGAAACTACATTAGATAGTAATGGAAAAGGAAATGGTACAATCGTTGTAGCAGGTTGTGTTGATAAATTGAAATTAGATGAGTCAATGGTATCTGCTATAAAGACTGCTGCAATTCCTGGTATTATTCTTACAGAAGGGAGTGACATTTAATGCCTAGTATATATGATTTAGTAACATCAAGAAACGTTGCAGATTATTGGACTGAATTAAATCAAAATGAACAACCACTTTTAGGTGAAACATTATTCCCAGTTCAAAAACAATTAGGAACAAATATTGAATGGATTAAAGGTGCTAGTAATCAACCAGTTGGTATTAGATTATCTAGTTATGACGCTAAGTCAATTCGTAGAGATATGAAAGGTATCGAAAAATACGAGACTGAAATGCCATTCTTCAAAGAATCAATTTATGTTGATGAAAAACTAAGACAACAATTAAACAACTTTATAGACGCTAACAAACCTGAAATCGTTGATAGATTAATGACTAAAGTGTTTGATAGAATTACAAGTTTAATTGCTTCAACAAGTGTAACACTTGAAAGAATGAGAATGGAAGCATTAACAACTGGTACACTTACATTATCAAGTAATGGTCAATCTTATGTATATGACTATGAAGTACCAGCTTCTAATAAGAAAACTGTTGCAAAATCATGGGACGATCCAGACGCTGATATAATCGGTGAAATCAACGCATGGAAAACTGAAATGAAAGCAAAAGGTGTTAATATTACACGTGCTGTTTGTAACACAACAGTTATCCAAGGAATGCTTAAAAATAATGCTATGAAAAATGCAATTTATGTATTTGCTGGTGGTACAGTTAATTTAACTGAAGCTAACGTAAGAAGTTATATTGAAGCACAAACAGGAATTCGTTTTGCAATCTATGATAACGTTTGGGTAGATGAAAGTGACCAAGTTCATAAATATGTACCTGATCACACAGTAGTATTTATTCCAGATGGAATTTTAGGAAATACTCACTTAGGTACTACACCTGAAGAAAGTGACTTAATAAACAACTTAAACGCTGAAGTTTCTATAGTAAACGAAGGTGTTGCTGTAACTACTTCACAAATGGTTGATCCAGTAAATGTTGATACTAAAGTATCAATGGTTGCATTACCATCATTCGAAGAAGCAGATAAAATTCTTATTGTTGATACTCAAGTTGCGAGTGCGTAATGATAACAATAAAGCATAAAGATTCAAATATTACTAAGGTTGTAACCCAAGGGGCTTATGAGAATTATTATGAGTCTCTTGGTTACGAACCAGTTAAAGAGAAAAAAGAAGTATCAAAAAAAGAAGTAGAAAATAAAGAGATAGAAAATAAGGAAAAACCATTAAAAACTGAAAATAAAGGTGAACGTGAAAGATTCTCAAGAAAGTAGGTGTTAGTATGTTATATTTAATAAATAATAACTATTATATGCTTAGAAATAGAGAGTACGTTAAAGTAAATGTTGAATTAAAAAGTGGTGAATTGAGCATTAAACCAGATAGAAACGATACAATCGAAGCAAATGATAGTATTAATGCTAGAGGTGTTTTGATTGAAGATGTTATCAAAGAAATGCAAAAGAAACCAAAATCAACATCATACGAAAGAAATAAATTTGATAGATAGGAGGGATATAGATGAGTGATGAGGCGTTAAATAAATTCACAAGTGACTTAAAAGTTCTTTTAAGAAATCGTGATTTTGATATTGACGACAAAGATATTCCTACTTTGAGATATGAAATAAATAGAGCCGTTGCTCAAATAAATCGTTGTAGACGTTTCAAACCTACTGAAGAAAAACCATATGATCCAAAGTATGAAGACTTAATCATTCCTCTTGCTATCAGTTCTTTTGCTAAAATAGGAGCAGAAGGAGAAACAGTACATAGTGAGAATGGTATAACAAGACATTATACATCTGGAGGAGATTATCCAAAAGAGTTGTTAAATGAAATTATACCGTTGGTAAGGTAGGTGAAACATGAGAAACCTACGTAGAAATAAAAGAAAATTATATTTATGTCAAAAATATGTTGATAATAATCAGATAGATAAATTTAGAGAACCTATACTCATTCATGAAAATTATTTGCCTACAAATAGCGAAGGAGATTTAATATCAATTGGTATGGATTATCCAATGTATTTGCGAATGAAACCAGATATTAGCGAAAAGGAATTATTTCATGAAGGAGATAGGTTTTATATTTTTACAGAACCACCTAAAGTGTATGATGACTTATGTAAAGACGCAGATTATGAAATATATAAGAAGCCAATGATTCATTTAAATAGTCTTGAAGTTATGTTATATCGTAGAAGTGGTGTTAGAAATGGCAACTCAAATAACAATTAATGTGTCAGATATAAAAGGTATTGTTAATGGTTTAAAGGACTTATATAACAATATTGATAAAGAAACTGAATCAATGCTTAAAGAAATTGTGAATAGTGGTAAAGAATATCTTGATAAACAATACAATAATACTTTAGGTAACGATCCAAATATAAGTGATATAGATACACGAATAGACAAAACAGGAAAAGGTTATAACCTAGTTAGTTTTGGAAAAGATGTTATCTATGAAGAGTTTGGTACTGGTGATGAAGGTGAAGCACACCCTCACCCAGTTAAAGCAGACTACAATTTAAGAGATTATAATAGTGGTTCATTTATAATAGATGTTGCAGATGTTCATAATCAAGATTTCTTAGATATTCTAGCACAAAATGGGATAACATCAGGTAAGTTTTGGAGTTATACGAAAAATGGTGCGCATTTAACACAAGGTGTGCCATCAGGTCAAGAAATGTGGAAAACACGTAATTATTTAATTGGCGAAAAGATACCTGAAATAGTAAAAGAAAAAGGAGCTGATATAAGTGGTTACATTATCGGATCAATTAAAAAGTGATTTTGAAGAGTTATTTCACGAGAATGAAGACTATCCTGAGTATAACGATATAATCGTTAAAAAACAATATGAGAAGTATCCAGAAATTCATTATCCAATGCTTACGATTCAAGAACTTAATAATGAAAACGTAAATAGATATTTCAATGACGAAGGTGAACAAGTTGTGTATGTAGGATATCAATTTAGAATAGATAGTGAACAAACAAGTACACATACTGCTTTAGAAAATGTAGAAATAATAGGTAGTATAATAGATGATTACATGTCTGGTGATAAGTATTATTGTTTAAGAAGAATAGGGAACTTTGCGAAGTATCCTATGCAAAACGATAATAATGTTATCACTGGATATTTAAGATATGAAGGACATATAGAAAAAAATACAAATACGATTTATAGGAGGTAAAATATGGCAATTAATTTATCAACAGCAGGAGTACAATTATTATATGCAGTAGAATCAACTGCTGGAACAAGACCAACATCTGGTTATACAAGAATTTATGGTATTAAAACAACACCAAGTTTAAACCCAGCACCAGATACTCTTGAAACTACAACATTAGATGAATTAGAATACAAAACATATATAGATGGTTTAAAAGATTTAGGTGGTGCATTAGAGTTTACATTTAACTTAACTGAGGAATTAGTAACAGCATGGCAAACATTAATGGACGCATATGAAGCTGGTAAACTTGCTAATAAAGCTACTTGGTTTGCTATTGTAGTACCAGGATTAACAAAAGCATTCTTCTTCACTGGAAATCCTAGTGAAATGGGATTACCTGAAACTGATGTTAATAGTGTATTAGAAATAACAAACTATATTACACCAACAAATGCACCAGCAAAATATGATAAACCAAATGTTACACCAAGTGCATAATTAAATTGAGAAAAGGAAGTGTAGAAATTGAATACAAAAATTAACTTAACATATAAAGACGTTAAATACGTTTTAGAATATAACAGAATGGCTATCAAATTGATTGAAGCAGATGGATTTAATATAAGTGCTTTTGCAAAACAACCAATGACAATGATTGATTTAGCTTTCAAAGGTGCTTTTTATAAGAACCATAGAAAAGTATCTCATACATTAATAGAAGAAATTTATGATCATTGTCCTGATAAAGATGGCTTAATCGATAAGATAACTGATATGATAACAGAATGTTACGAATCCCTTACTGATAATCCCGAAGAAGGTGATGAGGGAAACGCAACATGGGAAGCAGTGGATTTGAGTCCAAAATCAAATCAAAAGTAGAGTCTGCTCCCCTAACAAAATTATTTGAACACGAATGTCCTTATTATATGTCATATGGTATGAGTTTTAATGACTATTGGTATGGAGACGCATACCTAGTTAAATTCTATCGTGAGTCATATAAATTAAAGATTAGGTATGATGACGTGTTTATGTGGAAACAAGGCATGTATATATACGAGGCACTTTGTGATGTATCTCCTATATTACATGCCTTTTCTAAAAAAGGAACAAAACCTCTACAATATCGTACAAGACCAATGAGTGATGAGTTAAATGATGTTAAGACAGAAAAAGAGAAAGAACAAGAAGTTGAAAATGAACGATTAAAAGCAAGAATATTCTTTGAGAATTGGGCTCGTGCGACAAGTAAACATTTTAAAAATAATAACTAGAGGTGATAATATATGGATATGGATACCATAGTTCTTAAATTCGAAGGCATTTTTAGTAAAATGAAATCGGATTTAAGTAATACAATTAAGAAATGGGAACAACTAGATAGTGCGACATCAGGTGTTGCCAATAGTTTTGAAAAAATGGCTAATAGTGCCAATGCGTCAATGGATAAACTTGCTAAAGGTGATGGTGCAAAAGCTGCTGGTGAAAACTTAGATGACTTAAAAAATAAATTGAAAGAATTAACCGCTGATTATAAAAGTGCTTCTGAATATTTCAATAGTATGAATTTCGTAGGTTCTTCAAGAGTTGAGGATAGACGTAATTGGACTGACGCACAAAAAAGAGATCACGATTATATACCTGAAGGTGGGCGTAAATGGATAACCAAAGAAAGTTTAGCAGAACAAAAAGCTGGCATAGATTCATTAAAAGCAAAAATCAAAGAAGTTGAAAGTTCTATACAATCTGTATCTAAAAAGAAATTAATTCCAAAAGTTAGTGCCGATACTAGTGGTATTGATAAAGCTGGAGAATCTGCTAAAAATGCTTCTAAGAAATTCGATTCGCTAGGTAGAAGTGCTTCTAAAATAAATGTAAAATTTTCTGGTTTAGGAAAAATTGCTAACACTGTTAAGAGTGCTTTTGGTAAAATGGGTGATTCATTAAAGAAAAATACCGATCATAACTTTAGACAATTAAAGAAATTAGCATTAGGTTTAATAGGTGTAAGAACTGCGATGGCATTACTAACAAGAGGTGTTAATGCGTATTTGTCATTTGATAGTGAATTGCAAGATAGTATAAATAATTCTTGGAATATGTTAGGTGCGTTATTGGCGCCAGCAATAGAACTTGTTGCTCAAGCATTCGCATTGGCAACAAATTATATCGCACAATTCGTAAGTGCATTAAGTGGTATAGATTTAGTTGCGAGAGCAAACGCAAAAGCATTACAAACACAAGCAAAGGCAAATGAACAAGCAAATAAAGCACAACGTGGTTTACTATCAATGGACGAGATAACGAACCTTCCTACCGAACCAGGTGGTGCCGTAGCAAACCAAATAAAAGCGATTGATACAAAACCAATAAAATGGTTAAACGAGTTACTAGAGGCATTAAAGAAACATAAATGGCATAGAGCTGGAGAAATTATTGCTGAATCTATCACTAATGGTTTAAGAAAAATAGATTGGGATACAATAAGAGAAAGAGCAGAACAAACAGGAAAAAATATCGCAACATTTCTTAATGGTGTTTTCGAAGTAGATTGGCGTTTGATTGGATCTACGTTTGCGAATGGTTTAAATACTCTTGTCGACTTATTCCATGGATTCTTTACAGAATTAGAATGGGGAAGATTAGGGGCTGGTTTAGGAAATACAATAAATGGTTTTTTCAACGACTTTGACTTTACAAAAGCAGCAGAAACAATAACAGCAGGTATAACTGGATTATTAGATACCGCAAGCGCTTTTATAGTTGCTTTAGATGTTGAAAAAATTACAAATAGCATAGTAGACTTTGTTGAAGGAATAGACTGGTTAAAAATTGGTGAAAAAATCATAGAATTACTTATTCATGGTATTAGAGCAGCAATAACTATTAAACAATCATTATGGAATAGAGTTGTAGAAGATGTAGAAAGAACTATCGATTCTAAAATAGAAGAACTTGGTCAACACATAGGTGGAAAATTAGGAAATGCGGTGGTAACTTATCTTAAAAACGCATTAAAACTTGGATTAGAGGGTATTAATATAAATATTCCTGGTACAAAAATAGGTGTCGGTTGGAAACCATTTAAGATACCTGGTTTAGCAACAGGTACGAACCAAATCGAAAACGAAGGTTTATATCATTTACATGAAGGTGAAGCAGTAGTACCGAAAAAATATAATCCAACAACAGGTGGATATGATAATGGTGCTGATAATAAACAAATAATAGATTTATTAGTATCTTTAAATTCAAGTATGATAGAATACGCGGAAAGACCTATTAACATTAATATGAGTAGTAAAAGAGTGGCAGAAGCAATATATGATGATACACAACAAATAAGTAGAAATAAAAACACCTCAAGTGTTGTAGTAAGGAGTTGATAATATGGCATTGTTAGAAGCAAGTTTAGATAATAAAGCGAGTTGGATTGAACTTCCAACTCCTTCTCCTGATAATTATTCTCCAACATATACACACCTTGAACGTTCTTATCAAGATAGTATTGGTTATTTACATAGGGATATTGTTAGAAGAAATAGAGCTAAAGTAATTTGTGGTTGGAACAAGTTAAATAGTTCTGAAATGGCATTATTACAAACATTATATAATGAAGATTATATCTATTTAAGATATACTGATAATTATAGTCAAAGGAGAGAAATTAAGTGTTATTGCGGTCCAGTTGATGGAAAAACAAGATTTATAAATCCACAAACATATGAATTAACTATGAGAACCGATGTAACAGCAAATTTCATAGAGTATTAATATGATAAATGTGAGTAAAAGTTTTAAAAATGCGATAAAATCTGATAATAGAGAAATTCATGGTTATGTAGAAATTAAATATCAAGATAATGATTATGAATTAGAAGTAGACACAATACCTACTTTAGCAAGTGTTGTATTAAGCGATGGTAGTGGTTTGTTATCAAATAAAAAAATAATGAATAAATATGCAACTTTAGAAGAAAATTATACATCATTAGATGGTTCTTTTATGCTTTGGAATACAAATATAATCGATAGTGTAGGCATAGTTACGAATGATATATTTGAAGATATAGATGATACCACAATAACAATTTCTAACAATTCTACAAATGTACCTGTAAAAGGTATTACAATGTACTTTAAGGATAATTTACCATTTGATTTTGAAATTACTATTAAGGATACTGATAATAATGACCATACCTATAATGTGACTAATAATACATCTTTAGCTTATCAACAAATATTCGATACAGATATGTATATTTCGCAAATCGAATTGCATATATCTAACGTTGAATTTATAAAAAATAGAGTGAGAATTGCGAATATAGACTTTAATATTAGTGATTTTTATGAAGGTGATGAACTAATCGGTTTCGATGTTAATGAAAATTTTGATATATTAGTTGAAAGTTTACCGATAAATACATGTACTGTTAGGATTAATAATTATCCAACAACATATGGTGGTAATAAATTTGATCCTATAAACCCTAAAGGTATAACACAATATTTAACCGATAATGTTACGATAGAACCATATATAGGTGTTCTTACTGAAGATAATGGTATAGAGTATGTTAAAATGGGTATGTTTTATTTAACCGATTGGAATGCAAATAATGATGGTAATGTTACTTTTA